ATAATTGCACAAAATGTAGATGCAGATATTATGTATATAAATGCATCTGATGAGAATAATGTAGATACGGTTAGAACTAAAGTAAAGAATTTTGCAAGTACAATTGGATTTAAACGATGGAAGATTGTTATATTAGATGAGGCAGATTATATGACTCCAAATGGCCAAGCTGCATTAAGAAATCTAATGGAAACGTTCTCTAAAACAACTAGGTTCATTTTAACTTGCAATTACGTTGAAAAGATTATAGATCCAATACAATCCAGATGCCAAGTATTTGGTATTACACCTCCAAATAAAAAGGAAGTTGCTAAAAGGATTGCTGTAATATTAGATGAATTAAAAATATCATATGATAATAAAGATCTAGTAGTAATTATTAATGCTGGATATCCTGATATACGAAGAGTATTAAATGGATGTCAAAGACAAGTAATAGATGGTAAGTTACATATAGATCAAGCAAGTCTAGTTCAAGCAAATTACATGACTAAGCTATTAGATATTCTACAGAATGAATCTGATAAGAAAACATCATTCCAACAAATAAGACAATTGATAAATGATAGTAAAGTTAAAGATTTTACTGCATTGTATAAATTTCTATTTGATGAAATAGATGAATATGCAAAAGGTCATATTGCAAGTATTATTTTGATATTAGCTGAATCACAATATCAAGATGCATTTGCAGTTGATAAAGAAATACATATCATGGCAATGATGATTAAATTAATTAATGAATTAAAATAAAGATAAGACTATGGGAAAAGTAATAGGAATGGGTGGTAATGACCAACCAAAAGCTCAAGTAAAATTAGATATGAGCGATCTAAAAGATATTGTATGTGAAAACTGTGAATCTAAGATATTCAGAGAAGCAACAATGTTCAAAAAATTATCAGCATTATTATCACCTACAGGTAAGGAACAAGTAATTCCAATACCAGTATTTAGATGTGATGACTGCGGACATATTAATGACGGATTTTTACCGCAACTAAAAAAGAAATAAGACATGGCAAAGAAATTAAAATTTGGAGGAGCTGCAAGAAGTGAAATGCTTAATGGAGTTAAACAATTAGCAACTGCAGTATCTGCAACATTAGGTCCAAAAGGCCGAACAGTAGTATTAGAAAAGGATTATGGATCACCTGTTGTAACAAAAGATGGAGTATCAGTTGCAAAGGAAATTGATTTAGAAAATCCAGTAGAAAATATGGGAGCTCAAATGGTAAAGGAAGCTGCATCAAAAACAAATGATGAAGCAGGTGATGGTACTACTACGGCAACAGTATTAGCGTATGCAATTCTTAAAGAAGGATATAAGAAAATTGCAAATGGCGCAAATCCAATTGAATTAAAAAGAGGAATCGACAAAACAGTAGAAGATGTTGTACAATATCTTAAAGACAATGCAAAACCTATTGTTGATAACGAAGAGATATCTCAGGTAGCTACTATAAGTTCAAACAATGATACTGCAATAGGAGGCATCATTGCAAAGGCTATGAATGAAGTTGGTAACGACGGTGTAATTACAGTAGAAGAAGGTAAAACAGCTGAAACAGAATTAGAACTAGTGGAAGGTATGCAATTTGATAGAGGATATTTATCTCCTTACTTTGTTACAAATACTAATAAGATGGAAACGGTATTAGAAGATGTTTACTTAGTTCTAATAGATAAGAAAGTATCTAATATGAAAGATCTATTACCATTACTAGAACAAACAGTACAAACTGATAAACCAGTAGTTATTATCGCTGAGGATATTGATGGTGATGCATTATCAACATTAGTAGTAAATAAAATTAGAGGTAGTTTAAAAGTTGCTTGTATAAAGGCACCTGGGTATGGAGACAAACGAAAAGAATACCTTAATGATATTGCATCATTAACAGGAGGAACTGTTATATCAACTGACCATGGACATGACTTAGAAACGGCTACATTAGAATTATTAGGAACAGCTAGTAAAGTTGTTATAACTAAAGATAATACGACTATTATTAATGGTGGTGGTACTAAAGAAGTTATTGCTGATAGAGTTGAATCAATTAAAGGTCAAATTGAAAGTAACCCATCTGATTATGAAACAGAAAAGTTACAAGAGAGATTAGCTAAATTATCAGGAGGTGTTGCAATAATTAAAATTGGTGCTGGATCTGAAATTGAAATGAAAGAGAAAAAAGATAGAGTAGATGATGCACTTAATGCAACCAAAGCTGCTGTACAGGAAGGAATTATTGCTGGTGGAGGTACTATATTAAGAGGATATCAATTACTAAAGGGTGATGAGGAATTATACGAAAATGAAGATCAGTTAATGGGCGCAGATATTGTTCTTAAAGCCTGTAAAGCTCCATTTGAAGCTATATTAGAAAATGCAGGACTTAATCCAGATGTTATATGGAATAAAATAGTAACTCATAATGCAAATGGAACTGCAGCAGGATATGATGTTCGAACAGAAACAGTGTTAGATGATATGGTAGACGCAGGAATTGTTGATCCAGTTAAAGTAACGAGAATTGCTTTAGAAAAGGCAGCATCAGTAGCAGGTACAATGTTAACTACAGAATGTGTAGTTACAAATATCCCAAAAGAAAATGATGTACAAGCACAACAACAAATGCCAGGCATGATGTAATATGAAAAAGCCAGCTACTATATTTGATCATATAGCCCATCTAACTCATAAAAAGAAGTCCTGGGATAAGTTATCTGAATTAGATCAGAAATCTTTTAGTCCATATCTAATAAATAGATGGTTATCAATGAATGAAGGATTAATTGAAATCATAGATATGTTTCAACAGTATACAATTGGACCTTTGAGTAAAAAACATGTATATCAATTATATTATGATGTTTTACCAAAGGCCAATGTTAGGGCAAAGTATATTAAAGGAAAGAAGGCCGATAAGTATAATAAAGACCTTGTAACGTTCGTAAAAGATCATTACGAAACCAGTAAACGAGAAGCAGAAGGTATGATAGATATATTGATATTAACTAATGAAGGACTACAATCTTTAGTTGATGCAATGAAGATATATGGTAAAACAGAAAAAGAAATAAAAAAGTTATTAAAATGAAAGCAATAAAAGATAGACCAAGAGTAGATTTTAAAGAAACAACATCAACAGGTAATACAGCCGTAGATTATTGTGAAGAAAATTATCCAGCAACATGTAATGAATTCAAGAAAATAATGAAAGACCAATATCTAATGTTTTGTAAGAAACAAAAGAATTACGGACCAGATAATATATCAGTAGGAAGTAAGTTAGAAACAAATGATGATGTTAAATTATCATTAACTGGCCTATGGTTTAGAATGAATGATAAAATACAAAGATTAAAGCAATTAATTATACTAGGACATAAAGATGAAGTAGGAGAATCTGAATTAGATACATTCCAAGACATGTCTATCTACGGTATAATTGCTCAGATAGTTTCTGCAAAGAAATGGGGTAAATAATTAGGAATTACGGATAATTCTTCTTATATTTATATATGAATAAATTTTTAAAGTATAACCAGAGAGATCCTGCAGAAGGAGAAAAGAAGATATCATATTCTCAATTTGCAATGTATTCTACCTGTCCAAAACATTGGGAGTTAGGATATGTCAAAGGATTAAGGACTTTCAGTCAATCAATACATACAATATTTGGAACAGCATTCCATGAGACATTACAAAATTATCTAACTGTAATGTTTGAACAATCAGTTACAAAAGCTAATGAAATTGATATTAACAAATACTTAGCAGATCAAATGCATTCTTTATATAAAGAGGCGGTTGAAAAAATGGGTAGCCATTTCTCTACCAAAAGAGAGTTAAATGAATTTTATTCTGATGGGGTTGCCATACTAGATTGGTTCAAAAAGAAAAGAGGACAATACTTTTCAGCAAAGAATGAAGAGTTATTAGGAATAGAAGTCCCAATCTACCATCCAGTAAATGATACTAATGATGTAGTAATGATGTTAGGTTATTTAGATATTGTGGTAAGAGATAAACGAGATGGTAAAATAACTATCATTGATATTAAAACTAGTACAATGGGTTGGAATAAATATCAAAAAGCAGATAAGACAAAAACATCTCAGTTGGTATTATATAAGAAGTACTTTGCAGAACAATATGGTTTTGATGTAGAAAAAATTGATGTCAAATATATGATAATGAAGCGTAAGTTGATCGAAGGAGCAATGTTTCCTCAGAAACGTGTTACAGAATTTATGCCTGCAAGTGGGAAACCAACTAGAAATAAATTAGCTAGTTCAATTAAATCATTTGTTGACTTAAATTTTAACTTAGATGGATCTTATATAGATAAACCAAATGTAGCAGTGGCAGGAAAGAATAATAAGAATTGCAAATGGTGTGAGTTTAAAGATCAATTTGATTTATGTCCAAAAGCAAATAGAATTAAAGAATGAAAGTAGCGATAATAGGTAGTAGAGAGTATGAAAATACTCGTAAAGTCAAAGACGCGTTATTTCAATTGAAAGAAAAATTTGGAGATGTATTAATTGTCATGTCTGGAGGAGCTCAATATGGAGCAGATAAATTTGTAAGAAAATTTGCATTAGAGTTCGGAATTAAATATCAAGAATATAATCCAGCTCATACAACTAAAAATTTATATTCAGCAATGTCTGATAATTATTATAATAAACCATATCATGTATCACAATTTCATCATAGAAATATGTTAATTGCAAAGGCATGTAATG